CTGATTATTTTTTGAGATTTTTTTATTTTTTTCGGAAATATTTTCAATTTCTTTTGTTAATGAACGGAATTGATTCTCAAGTTCTACCGTGTCATTTTCAATTTTTAACATTGGCAATACATTCGTATCACTCAATTTATTATCTGATAACCACTTTTCTACTGTTGCAATTTTAGAACGTATCGCAGAAACTTCAAGCGATAGGTTTTTCGATACATTTTTAAACATTTCAAAAAGTTCTACATATTCTTCAAGGTGCAGAAGGTCTATCAGAAACTTCTTACGAGTAGTATCTGTAGCAGTTAGAAACTGCAAGCTCGCATTTGTGTTCTGATATACTAGCTGAGAAAATGTTTTGAAGTCAGTGCCAATAACTTCTTGAATAGTTTTAAATGTATTTGTTGCAGTATGGCTAGAAACGTCGATACCATTTTTTAGAAACGCAACTTTAATACTTGCTTTTCTATCAATTGATACTACATACTCATCCTCATCTTTTGTAAACTGAAGATTTATATTATAGCCTTTATTTACATATCTATTGGGTATGTCTGCTTTTTTAATGCCCTTTGAATTTTTATTAAAAAGAGCTTCCTCAATAATTAACGGTATGGACGATTTGCCCATACCGTTAGTACCAATTATTTGAGTCACCGTATTTTCTTCTAGATCCAGTTCATTTCCTGGCCCGTAGCTAAAGCAGTTATCCCATTGAAGTTTTTTGAGCGTAATCATTAAAAGTGCCTACTATATTTTGAATTTTTTCATCTTCTAATTCCAAGATGTAAGCTAGATACTCTACTAACTCTTCTTGGATGCTCATTTCTTTACTTATTACTAAAGCTGCTTCACTGTTTCTCTTTACTACCTTTTTGTCTAACAATTCATTGTTTTTTACACTTGCTAAATCTTGGATATCGCCTTCTAACTCGTAGATAGTGTGGTGATACTCAGTAGGAACCATTTCATTTGGATCTACTACTGTCTTGCGAATAAGCTGAGGAAGCTCAAAAGGTTCCCAGATCCAAGTCCAGCCGTTTGGATTGATTAAAATATACCCTGTTTTAACTTCCGTTCTGTGAAAGGAAGTAGTCATTGGAGACCCTGGGTACACTATATTTTTTTGACTATTGCTATGTGCGTGTAAATCTCCTGCAAATACAATTGGAAAGTCCTCAAACCTGTCTAAGTCCACCTCTGGCTTGACATGGGGAGGTATTTCTCCTCGTACATGAGTAAAAAGTGGTGCTGTTGATATAAATTTTTCAATGCTCCCTTCTCTATGCAAGTCGGCATAAGGAAGAATACTAAAACTAAAATCTGAGTCATAGTAGGAAATATCTGCTATTTTTACTAAGGGGTTTATATCCCTAGATACCTGCTTTAATTGTGTAAAGAATGTTTTGTTTTTCTTTGTTGCTTCATGGTTGCCGTCATAGATGATTGTTGGAATCTTTACTTCCCGAATAAACGAGAAGTAAAGTTCTAACTCTTCCATATTCGGCAGACGGTCAAAAAGGTCGCCACCTATAATGTGCATGTTGCACTGTTGTTCGAGAGAATGAATCTGCTCGAAAAATAACTTGTAGCGATTTAATGCCCACTCACGCGGTACATTTTTTTGACCCAGCTTTAAATGCCAATCTGCCGTAAACAGAATCATGAAATGGCAAACTCCGCATCAAGTGCTTCATCATCAATTTCATTTGTGTCTGCCTGACGTACTCGGTCAAGAAGTTCTTTCTGAGCATCAGGAGTAGGACGAGGCATAACATCATCCATAGACTTCAGACTTGCAACAAGCTCCAGCTCGTCATCATCAAGAGCACGAGGCTTGCACTTCAATACCTGAAGCTGATACTCTACATTATAGGGCAGAGGGCCAGTCTTGACTCGCTTGAACTTAACGTCCCAGCCAGTATCTGCATCAGTAGGGTCGCCCAGGTCTTCAGCAGCGGTGAGAATTTGTTCCCACAACTTCTTCTTCAGGTTTACAATTTTAACTTCGCCATTGTCAATGCACTGCATGACATAGCTCCAACCACACTTGAGATCGGGGTAGTATTCACGAACCCAATCTTTCTCTTTGTTATTAAATCGCTCTTCGTTCCTATCAAATGACAAACACTCCAAAGGAATATTTTTGTCATTCTCTCCTGTAATCCAGTAAACGTATCGAGCAAGAATATCGCCAACAAGACGAATGGAATTATCCCCGTCTCGATAGCTGTAAGTAGTAATACTTGATTTTTGGGCAGAGCCCTTTGACTTATTAAAAGTTAGTGCCATTGTGTTTTCTCCTGTGGGACTTCTTCATATAAAAAATGCAGTTTCTCATCTTCGATATAAAGTAGCCTATCATTATTTTCTAAGTGTTCAAAAGGATCTATTGGAACTTCCAAAAGATCTATACTAGTATCGCCAGAGGCGAAGTATTCTCCGAGAGACCGCATACTTGCTAAAGCTAAGTATACAGCGATATCACGGCGAGAATGTCTAAACGAGTTGTACAAAAGAACATCAGGGTGCACCAAAAAAGAGTCCCCTATGAAGTTCATTGTATAAAACTTATACATGGGATCGTACTTATTTTTAGGTATACTATTTTTGGTAAGCATCTCAAATATTGTAAAAATACTTGATGGCTCGCCATTTGATATCGTGAAGATCTTTTTCCAGTCGTATAGAAGCATATATTATACTAAAAATATAGTTCGCTGTCAAGAACTATTTTTCTATCCTATTTGTTCAATTTTCCAGCCCTGTTTCATGTAATATCCCATTCTATTAGATGCCTGCTTTCGAGCAGTATTTCCCTTTAAATGAATATCTATAACTACAGGGGTTTGTTTTCCTTCTTGCTCTCGAATAACTCTTCCGATGAGCTGTGTAAGTAGGGGCTCGTTGTTGATAGGGGTACCGAGTATAAGGACAGATAGGGAATTAACTGAAATCCCCTCACTAAATATTGCTTGAGTACCAAATAAAATGTTTTTATTTCCATAATTAATCTCATTGAGAAGTGTTTCTCTCTGTTCATGCGGAACCTCACCTGTAACACAAATTGCATTATCTCCAACCAGTTCGGCGCAGCTTCGTAAAAAATGCACACGATCCGATACCACAAGTACTTTGTGGCCTCGTGCCGCATAAGTTGCTGCAAGAAGTGCAACTGTGTGCCGGTATTCTTCATTGTTTGCAAGGTTCGTTACACGATTTGCCCAAGGAATACGAGCTCCATCCATAAAACGTATTTCTGATTTTACTATTTGTATTTTTGGCGTCATAAAGTTTTCTTTCGGGGGACGAAAGACTTTGCTGCCAAAGTAGTCACGAAAGACTACATGCTTGCCGTCTTTTCTTTCAATCGTACCAGATAATCCTATCTTGTAGCGAGCATAGTTTGTGTCGATGACTTTGGAAAAAGTTGGACTACTTACATGGTGCATTTCATCCAGTATAATTGTTCCAAATTCTTTACGAATCTTTTCAATATTGCGGTATAAACTCTGAGTGTTCCCAATTACAATAGGAGCATCAAGATCAAACTTACCGCTTCCTATGATTCCAGGCGTAAACCCATAGACTTTTTCTACTTCTTTTGCCCACTGATTCCTTAGAGGAACTGTGTGTACAATAACAAGTGTTTTTTGTCCGAGTTTTCCTGCTATCGCCAACCCCGTGAAAGTCTTTCCCCAGCTTACCCACGCGTTGATAATACAGTTATCATCGAGTTCGTTGTAGACGGCCTGTTGTGATTCTCGTAAATCAAACCTAAAGTCAGGAAAATCAACAGGCACATTAATCCTTTTGTCAACAATTTCATAGTCATCTGGTATTAAATCCTCTCTTCCGATAGGTATAGTTACAAGATTCTCTCGAATCCGTGCCATATTTTTTATAACAATAGGAGGGTCATTTGGATTTTGAGAAGGTATTTTATAGGTTAGCTCTTTACTAAGGAACTCTTTATATTCCCTCGTTACTTCCAAATAAATTCTATTGCTAATTACTGCTTTCATAAACCTAAATCTGTTTTTGCGGTTATATATTGCTTAACGAAATCACTTCGTACAATATCTTTTATATCAAAGTCAATAAAGTCAAACTGCTCCATTGCTTTTAATATTCTTACAAAATCTTTTAGCCCGTTCTTTTGAAGATCTGATTGCCTAAAATCTCCACAGAAAAGAACTCTACATCCTTGTCCTATTCGTGTAATGATTGAGTCTAGCTCATGAAAACTCATATTTTGACACTCATCAATTAGAATGACCGCGTTTCTTAGTGTAACGCCACGAATAAAAGAAGTAGTCATAAAGTGCACTAATCCTTTTGTCTTGAGTATTTCATAGGCATCTCCCCTTTGAAAAAGTTCTATACAAATATCTTTGTAGGGCTCCTCATATACCGAGGCTTTCTCTTTCTCATTTCCAGGAAGAAATCCTATATCACGAGTTGGTACTGCACTTCTTATAATTACTAATTTTTCATATAACCCCTTTGTCATATCATCAAATGCTAAATAAGACGATATAAAAGTTTTTCCTGTTCCTGCTACTCCGTGCAGCATTAGGTTTTTGGAACTTTCGAACGCAATTACTTGATTCTTAGTAAGAGGTTCGATTTCTTGTAGATCTAAGTTTGCTCCCGCAAGAGTCTTTTTTCTTCTAGCCATAATTTTATACTTTTCTTCGAGTGTCCTTTAATTTTTCTTCGGAGTACTCATATAATAGCCAAGGCAATCCGCCTATATGTAAAACACCCGCCCAAGTTGTTTCTCGGGCAGGTGGTCGGGGTACGGTAAAAGGAGAGTTGATACCTTTTAACCATAAAACAGAAGCTGTTCCCTTTAACTCGACTTTTCGTATTTTATAATATTTTAGAGAAGAGTTCATTGTCTTTTGATAGATAAAAGGAGTACCATTACTATCGATAAAATACTTTGTAGTTTGCTTCAATATTCCAATTAAGGAATCTACTGAGTATCTTAGAGAAACAAGCTCTGTAAAATGAGTTTGTAGACGACGAATGCCGAGAGAAGCCCCCGGCATATTTTTATCATCTACTACTTGATTATCAATTAAAAGCAGTCCGTCTATAGTTTCCCAATTGCTGTTAGGAAGGATAAAAACTGGAAATTTAATCTTCTTTATTTCTTTGTAGGTAATTATCACTGTTCATACATCTTCTCAAACTTACCCATAGAGTAATCCTCCCCTACCTCGAAGTCGCATCCAACTGGAGCACCAGAAATAGACACTCCTCTGTCTAGTTGAATAAACTTTTGTAACATTTCAGAATAAAAATCAATTTCGTCTTCAGGTACCTCCGCTAAGATAGAATCGTGCACAAGAGCAAAGATTCTTGCTTTCATTTTTTGGGACTTAATAAACTGTCCCATGTCTATAGCACCTAAAAGGTTAATATCACTAGCAGTAGACTGCACCAGAAAATTAAGACCAGACCTAATGCTATGACTTTTGATGCCTGCGTCTGTTGATGAGACATTCGGCAATCTCCTTTTACGGCCAAAGAAACTATAGATAAATCCATTGTGCTCAATAAATTTTTGATTATTGTCAATCCATTTTCTCAACTTATGAAAGGATTGAAAGTAGTCATCAATAACTTCTTTTGCCTCTTGTTGGCTAAAATAAGTGCCCGAATCTTTAGTAACCTGCTCACTAATCTTCTTTGGCCCTGCGCCATACATGATGCCAAATGTTACTGCTTTTGCTGCCTGTCTTTGTGTTCCGTACAACTCTGCAACATCTTCAACGTCACAGGGCAGCTTAAATACTGTTTTTGCAATTGTACTGTGAAAGTTACCACCGCTACGAAACACATTCATAAGGGCTTCATCTTCAGCTAGTTTTGCAGCAACATATACTTCTGCAGTTGTTAAGTCCATTGCCACGATCTTATGTCCTGGCGCTGCTTTAATACACCCCTTGACAATAGGATTGTCCCGAGGCAACTGCTGCATATTTAACTTACCACTACTTGATAGACGACCAGAAGTCGTACCATGTAGATTAAAGTTTGTTCTCAACCTACTATCTCTATCAAGTTGAGGAATAATCTTATCAAGATAGGTATTCTTGATTTTAGACTTTTGTCGAATATCCAAAATAAGTGCAGGTACTTCAGACTGATTAGATAAATCTTTCAGAACTTCTGCATCTGTAGAGTCTGCTCCAGTACCGGTCTTTTTACCTGTAGGATGCAAACCTAGCATATCAAATAATAACTTACGAAGCTGTAGTGTACTATTGGGGTTGAAATCTTTTCCCTGTATCTCTTCAAATTTACGAATCTTTGGATTTTTATACAAGGTACGAATAGCTTCGTCAATGTCTTCTTGCATTAAAGACTGAGACTTCAACAGTCGCATCTTATCAAAAGGAACCCCATTGTCTTGAGTATCAGTTAAAAATCTACAACCTGGGATAAGAATATTATTGTATACCCATGCCAGCTTTTTGTTTTGCTTAATTTTTATAAACTTTTCGTAAATTAAAAATGTACATACAGCATCCATTGCTGCATAGGTTTTCATTACATCAAAAGGAATAGACTGCCACTGAAAGTCTCCTTTTAGTATGCCGTGTTCTTTTCTATACTGCTCAATCCAGTCATACATGGGCTTTTCATAGTCCCCGTATGGAGTATACTTTAAAGACAACTGTTTCAATCCATGTCCACCAGGGTTTTCATCAATTAGATAATGCAGCAACATGGTGTCTTCAAAGCTCGGAAACTTGAAGTTGAAATGATACTCAAAAAATGCCATATCAAACTTGGCATTATGAAATACTACTGTTTTTTCGTCGAATAGCTGTTGTAGTAGCTGTTCAGTGGTATCATCAAAGCAATCGGTATCAATATAAGCACCGAACCTGCCATTATAAGAAAGACTAATACCCAACATATGACCATTTCTAGGATAAAGCCCAGTTGTCTCAGAATCGAGAGCCACATATCTACATGGGTCTTTGATGGCAGCCTTGATAAATTCATTTGCTTCTTCCGTGTCCTGTATCCCAAAAGCAATACTATTGTCTATAATAATTTCTTCTACTTCTCCTCGAATATAAGAAATGATACTGTCCTTCGAGGACTCCCACGTATTTCTTGCTTCGGGTTTAAAGGCAAGCATTGCAGGATTAATAACTGGTAAGAATTTACCTTCAACTTTCTTACCGGAATATTCTGTAACAGAGTTAATTTTGGTAAAATACTTGAGGGAATCTGACCCTACAAGAATAATCCAATCATACAGATCAGTATCAATCTGTATGTCACAATCTCTCTTTAATACTTTTTTAATGTTAGGGTCCGAGCACAGTTGAAATTGGTCAAAATCAAATGCACCTCCGAACTCATAACTAAAATCTGTTCTACTTGGTTTGGTCTCTATTAGAGCGACCTTAGGGCTCGTCATATAAATACTCCTATGAGTAAAGTTTTTGTTTCAATTTTTGTACTTGATTTTCTGATAGACCTCCTGGGTCGTTGTCCGGTATATTAATATTTCTTGTCATAAGATCTACATTCTCACACATTTGCTTTACATTTGCTGCTGCTTTCTGTCCGGCTTCATCGCCGTCAAAGAATACTACAGCATGTTCTACTCCTTGTAACCGAAAGATAGACAATTTATCTGGATTGATAAGATACTTAGGAGTACCTCCAGTCATGTGCCTTGCATTGAAAGCTACAATCTTTCCTGATATGTCACGAATAGGAAACACAACTCGACCAATAAAATGCTCATGGTCTTGAAATGCTTCAAACTTACGGTAAGTATCTGGTTTGATTCCTCTCCAGTTTCCAACGTAAGGTAATGCACTTGGGGGAAAAGGCAAGCCCACACTTTCAGCTCTCTTCTCACGAATTTTTTTCTTAATAAGTTCTCTGCGTAAGTGTAGAAAACTTGCCTTTTCTCCAAAATGCACAAAAAGATTTCCCTTGTAGCCACAAGAGAAGCAATGAAATATGCCAGTGATTTGATCGACTCGCATACTTGGGTTACTATCATCATGCTCAGGGCTAAGACACGATACTACATAGTCTTTACCTTTGGGCAAGAAAGGAACCTGTTTAGAATATAATAATTCTTCTACGTTCACTTAGCAGTCCGAATCAAAAGATTGCCACTCATCATACTCGGTGGGTTCGTCATATTCATACTCATCATCGTACCCTTCTGCAAAAGTATGTACTAAATTCTCTTCGATAGCGTACTGACAGCCTTGGTAGTAATCTTTATGTTCATCATCTAAAAGATGAAAATAAACAGATATACGTGCAAGCATAGTCTTTGCTAAGTCAATATTCTCCTCTGCCATTGCCACTTCGAGAATATCAAAGTAAGGGCCAACCTTTACTTCTACTCTAGGTGCTATACTCATCGTCTCATACTCGCTAAATCTTTCATTTGTTGCTCGTCGATAATTGGGATTGCATTTGATTTGTGCATGGTTCCGATACCTTTAACAAGGGTTCCGGTGTAACGTGGCGGTTCCACTCTAGCGGCAACTCCAGCTGTGCCGGAATCGCTTGGGTAGTCGGGCGTTTCTCGTCTAAAATATTCTGTATTGTTTTTGGATACCGTTGAAAACACTCTTTTCGTGCGTCGAACACTTTTTGTGCTCTTTCTTCGTCCTGATGTTGTATGCCGAATAGATCCATAAACCATTCCCATAAAAAACTCCTGCCAATAGAAGATATATTATATCAAAAATCAGCAGGAGTGTCAAGAACTATTTTTAGATGTCGTTTATTTCTTCACCAGTCTTGTGCTCATTTTCTTCTTTTTCGTCTGGTGTGAGTGCCGATTCAGGGCCAATTTTTAGAGTTTCCCAATCCATAGTAGAGGTGAATGTTCCCATTTTACCACTTCTCATCTTAGTACAGTTAAATGTCATAATAGCATCTTCAGTATTCCACGTATCAATCGTGAAAGCTGCATCCGCTGCATCGAGAATACCTTTGGCGAAGCGAGCTTCTCCGGTAGCATCTATTTGATAAGGGCTGTAGATCGGCACTTCATACTCCTGGGCCATTGATTTCAGTGCTTTACTTACTTCTATCTGCTCAGTCCAGTCATACTGACCTGCGCGTGACGGAAGATTAGAACGCTTGACTTGATTGATATAATCAACAATGATTACACCAACATCCATTGCACTTTTTACTTTCTTGTCCAGCTCTGCCCGAATCTTTGAAAGTGTAAGAGAAGCATCATAGACAACATCCAACTGCTGAGTCGGGAGAAGCTCACAGTTAGTCTTTAGATCGTAGTGTAGGCGATCAAAGTCTTGATGATCTTGATACTCTTTCAATTTTTCTTCTGGGTTGACAAAACGATTTGCCCACCAAGCTGAGACAAGCCCCCACTCCGTAACACTGAGATTACGTTTGCGAATACGCTCGTGAGGAACTCCAGTAGCAATGGAACAGCATCTTTGTAGAATCTCACGACTATCCATCTCGATTGTGAAATAGATAGCAGATTTTCCACTTTCATACACTGTATTTGCAATGTTACAGCAAGTAATAGATTTCCCTGCCCCGCGTCGACCCCCGACAAGAATTAAGTCTCGGGGAGAAAACTTAAACTCTTCGTCGAATGCGGAGTTCATGCCGAGGGGCAGGTACTTTTCCAACTCATCTTCAGCAGGGAACAGGGAAATACGTTGCATACTTTCCTGGGGCCGCTCTAGTTCCACTTTATCTTCTATATCTAGAACGATCTGATGTAGATGAGATACTGACTCTTCTGCATCTTCAAAA